TACTCAAAATTGAATATTCTTGACCACCTAGAGTGATTTTATCATTGTCAAGGATTATAATCGTCATGTCCTTAAATTTCAAAGTATAATTGAAGTTATCTAAGTCATGAGTATGTGATTCAACATCATGAACATGGTCGCCAACTAAACCATCTGCAATTTCAGTTTCAAGAGATGCTGTGTTTGATTTTGTTTTAGCTCCGGTTAGAGGGGGAACATAACCAATAATATCACCATCCACTACACCAATCAGTGCAGGTTGAGGTCGAGGTGTCAGAGCTGCATATTTTAAATTAGGGTCATTCTCATCTACTATAACTTCTAAACATTTAAAAAGAGTATCGGGATTACATGGGTCCATTTTCAAAAAACAGCCAGTTTTGATTTTATCGGAAGTTACCGTTCCTAGTTCATAAATGTTTGTATCATTTAAATAAGTTTTAACAAATGCTCCATTTGTGATAAAATCGTCGGCAGCACTTATTTGATTCCCGAATATTGGACCAGCTGAAGCATATAAAGGAGTTCCTAATATCGTTTGAATACTGAGTTCACCACAATTATTAGTATTATCAAAAGCATCAGTTGTCATGATTATTGGTAATGTCTGAGGATGAACCACTAGATTACAAGAGTATATTTCCCCTCTGGCATAAGTTTCTCTTAAAGGTGGGTCCACGAGGATGTAATTTGCATCTCCATCTGAACCAGTTCCAAGAACACGGTAAGCATCTAGTCCTTCTTCTCCATCTAAGATAATTCCCTTTTGTCTTTTTCCCTCTTGAAAGTATTCACTGTCAAGGATATTTGCTTTAAGTTTATTAGAAAATTCCTCAGACAGACCACCAACTTCTGCAACCTGTTCGGCTTCGTAAATATCCTGTAATAAACATTCAAGTATTATTGATGGGTCTGCCATATCATACCTCCGTTAAAGTTATCGTATAGGTTGGGTGAAGAGGATTATCCTGATTCATATCATATCCAAAATCTGAAAAATTGATTTCATATGTTTTACTTTCAGGCGAAATAAAAGTAAGGTCATCATCTTTTTCAAACTCAGCAAGTATAGAGTCTATCATATTAAAACTTAATCCTCCAATGGAAAAATTTCTTTTGAGCAATGTTTTTCCTGCTCCATTTGAAACAGTAGTTTTCTGAAGAGTCCCGTTTATTGAGCGTTTAGTATATTGAAACTTCTCAAAACCTACTTGATACGACCCAGGATTATAAGGAAATTGGTAAGAACCTATTGTTATATTATCGTTGATTGTTAATGACATTTAATTACCTCGTAAATCCTAAAGAACGACTAGAAGATACCCCTCTTTGACGTTGCTGATTAAGTTTTTCTCTTATAGTATTCCCCATAATATCGCCTAATTGCTGAGCATCCATCGGGTCGTTGATTGTTATTGGTCCACTGAATCCCACTGTTACATTTTGACTAGAAGAACCACCGGAGACGCCGGGAACTTCAAGGGCAGGAGTGGTCAACCCATTCCCAGAAAGTCCTCCGGCACCGATGGAATTTGCATTTGATAATGATAAAGCTCCACTTGCTTTTGCGTAAAGCTCTGAATAACCTCCTAGAGCACTTTGTATCATACTAGTATCCGTTAAAGACTTTGCAAGTTCACCCATAAAGGTGGAACCTACACCAGCACCCCAAACGCCTATTTGTGAAAGAGGACCTTCTTTTGGTGGTGAATGAGCTTCCATCAATGACCCGATACTATTTTGAAGAGCATTGACAAGTTCAGATTTTCCACTTCCTAATGAAGCAGCCATTCCATTTATGAAAGATTTAGCAGTTTTTTCGCCGTAACTTTGCATCTGAGTTGAATCAGGATTAAGTTCAGTCAAGAAATTATCGAAAGCAGTTTTTACCATAGCTTTATTTGATGCAAGATTGTCTGTCATTCCTTTTCCAACGGTTGAGGCCCACTTTGCTCCTTGGTCGTAAGCACTTTTTGTAACAGCTGCTTCTGTTGAATTTGAAGTGGATTTAAAAAGATTAACAACAGCACTCTCAACTTCAGCTACTCTAACATTAACTCCTCGCCCTAAAGAACTAGCGTATTCAGAACCCAGTTCAAGCCCTATTGTTTCTAATCTATTCTTTTGATTAAATATTCTATCCAAATTTTCTTTGATAGATTGTTCTAATGTGGAAGATTGACTTTTCAATCCTTCTCCCATGACTTGACCCCATGTAACTGTATGTTCAGCAGCTTTTTGTTCTTGGTCTGCATAATATTTTGACCAAGCTTCTTTTGCCATACCTTGATGTCTTTTCATTTCGGCAATAGTAAGGTCAGTGGCAGTCTTTTGTCCATTTACTAAAACTTCTCTGAGAACTTCAGCTTTTTTTTCTACAGCTTTAGTTGTTTCGTCAATAGCTGCCTCAGCTGCTTTTCCAGCGGTTGCTCCCATTTCTGTAGATTTCTGTGATATTTCATTAGTTTTTTGAGTAAGGTTAGTTACAAGTTCACCTAATTTTTCAGTTGTCGTCGATTTATTCTCATCTATTCCTTGATTAACTCCACCTATTAATTTTTCGCCCATCTCTTTAGCTTTAGCTTCTATTTCTGGAACTTTCTCATCAATCTTATTGATAAGTCCATCAACTGTTTTTTGACCAAGTTCTTGAGCTTTGGCCACTGATTCGGAAGTTTGTTCCTCAATTGACTTCGGAATAGTGCTATATGCTGTGTCGGCAGCTTGTTTCATTGGACCAGCTTGAGCGATAAGTTCACTTTCAAGGTTGTTGAGAGTAGTCTTCATAATTTCGAGTGACTTCATCTGAGCTTCTGTCAGAGGATTTTCAAGACCCTGCTGAGTCGCTTGAGTCATCGCAGTTTCAAGAATACCAATCTTGCCTTGAATAGCTCCTGCCATATTTTCTATTGCGGTATTTCCTATTTGTATAGCACGTTCTTTTATTGTGTCAGCTTGAACGAAAGCACCAACCACAGTTTGCCTTAAAGTCTGTTCTAATTTTTCTTTTCCTTGAGTTATTCCATTCGATAAACCATTCGTGTAAGCGTCCGCTGTATTCTTCGCATTGGTTTCAACCTGAGTTATATTATTTGGGTCTGCAAATTTATTAATTACTCCATTGACACCTTTTTGAGCTGTAACTCCTGCGTTATCCAATCCCCTTTGTATAGCTCGCTCGTAAGATGTAGTTGCTCTATCTGCCGATTCTTTGGCGAATGTTTCAGCTGTGCGGTCATCGAAGGTTTTAGCGACCCCTTCAACAGCTTTCTTGTTTGCCTCTCCGATAGCTGACACTTTGCCAGGCATTTCTTCAAGATGTTTGAGAGAAGCATCCACATTTGTTTTTGTCTTAAGTCCAAATTTGACTATAACATCAGATATTTTTTCTCCATCAAGGATAGCCTTAGCTACATCTGGACCGTAAAGTTTCCCCCATTTTGCAGCTTGGTCTGCTTTATTATCATCAATAATCTTCTGAGTGCCATCAGATACAGCTTTACCGATAAAAGGAATCCAACCGTCAAATAACATTGTAAATTTTCCGATAGAATCTTTTAAACCTTCACTTAAATGAGAATTTATTGCAGTTCCTATTAATGCTCCTAACCCAAAAGCAGCAAATGCACCTACTATAGCTGCTCCAAGACCAGTAGCAAATGTTAAACCAACAGGGGCAAACAAAGTGGCTGTTAAAAATGTTGACAAAGCTGGAATAACTGAAGCAGTAAAAAATGTTGAAACTGTAGTCATTATCGAAGTCATTACTGCACCGTTGAGTAGTGTTAAAAAACTACCCTTCACCACTGCTAATAATCCACCAATCATAAGCTTAATAACTGCAAGACCAAAAAGAGCAAAAGCTTTAACTCCTGCTAGAGCTCCTGCTACTGCTCCCATAAGCAACCCGATTTTCGCCACGATAAGAGCTGTAGTTCCTAGATTGTTCCAAACTGTTTCAAGTAAGACAGCAGCTCCTTTCCATGCTAGACCAAAAGCAATATTGAGTCCTGTATTTATAGCTTCAAGAACTACCTGACCAAGAGCAGTTTGTAAAGGTCCATAATCTCCAGTTTCAAATGCTTTTTTAAGAGAATCAATAAGTCCTGAACTTACTCCATCGCCACCCATAAGTTTGTTTACTGAGTTTATCAAAAGAGCCCATCCAGTCGTGAATAATGTTAAAACTTTTTGAAACATTGTTGATAATATCGGACCAACTTTTTCACCAATACCACCGAAAAAATCTCCAAGTATTTGAGAGGGAGAACCAGCACCGCCTTTTTTACCCTCAATAAGTGCTATCATCCCGTCGATAAGAAGGTCGAGTCCAGAACTGATAAATTCTAATAATTTCACCATAGATTCCCCTATGGATTTTCCGATAGTTCCTGAATTATTTGCGAGATAAGTTTCCATTTGATTATAAAAATCTGTTGCAAATTTATCGAGTTTTGGACTGAGTTCATTGGCTAAACCATCAAGAAAATTAAAAATGGATAATATCGCTGGTTTAAGTTGACCTCCACCTTGAGATATGGTTGAAGATAAAGTCGTGAAAGCTGAATTGAAAAATTTTTCTAAACTCTTCACAACTTTAGCAGGGTCAAGATTATCGAAAGTCTTTTCAATTGCAGCAAGTAATTTTACACTTTGACTTTTCACAACTGAGAGAGCATCCATGAAAGCTTTTTTAAGAATCCCTGCTAGGTCGATTGAAATTCCCTGTTCTGAGATTTGAATAAATTTTCTATATTCAGAAACAAGATTTTTTATAACACTGATTACACTGAGTATTCCAGATTTTAAAGTGTTATATGCTCTCGCTATTTTTGGAATAACAGCAACAATTAAATTATGAACCTTGATAGCTGTTCTGATTGAGTCTGCTATTAAGTCAAATGCTTTTTTTCCAATAACTCCAACGGTCTTAATGGCTTTTGAGAATGTTTTACTTGATATAGTGAATTTCCCTAAATAACCAGTAACAGTTTTTATAAGTTCGCCAACAGCTTTAAGGAAATTGTTGAATCCTTTTCCAACCGCTGCAATAGCCGATAATGTTGCTTTAATTGCTTCTCCACTTGTAACCCAATCACTGAATTTTACAACTAATTCACCTATCCACCCGACAATTTTAACTACAGTATCCCCGAAACCAGAAGATAAACCTAACAAACTCAACGAAACTTTAGAGATGCTTTCCACGATTGTTCCAAATTGAGATGGAGCACTACTTGCCATTGCAGTTACATATCCAGTAATTGCTGTGATTATTCCCGGTATTTGTTCGCTTTCTTGAATAAATTGAGTGACAAAGGTAATCGAACTAGCAAAAGTTTCACCAATCGTTACAACTCCCTCTGCAAATAAATCAAGTGCAGGTTTACCAGCTGCTATTATTTGACCGAAAATTCTGAACGTAGTCACAAGTAAATCTGTTGCACCTGTTAAAACTTTTGTTGCAACTTCTACAAGTCCTGTCGTGGTGATAAAAGCATCAAAAGCTCTGACAGCATCAGTTGTAAGTTTTATTATATCTGTAAAAGATTTCTGAAATGGAGTTCCTAAACTTATAGTTACACCTTCAACTGCTGATTTGAATAATGTTATAGAACCTCTGAGATTATCAAGTCTTAATTTTGCTTGTCGGAAAGCTTCCAGAGTGCCAGTTACTTTTTCTGTGTATTCTCTTACTTCATCTCCGCCAGCTTTCAGAAGAGTAATCATCGAAGGACCAGCTCTTAATCCGAAAAGTGCCATTGTTTGTGTAGCTGTTATACCTGCTCTGTTAAGTGTATCAAGAATTTTCGCAAATGATTTTGTTTCTGGATTTACATCTTTCATTATCAAACTCAAAGCTGAAAGAATTCCATTTGTTCTGTCTGAAGGTGTTATAAGAGCTGTAAAACTTTTTCTTAATGCTGTTCCTGCCTGAGAACCTTTGATATTTCGGTTTGCAAGAACTTCTAATATTCCAGTAGTATCTTCGAGAGATACGTTTAAAGCTCCTGCAACTGGACCTGCATATTTCATAGATTGTGTCATATCTTCAAGAGTAATCATAGAATTTGAAACTGCTGCTGCATAAACATTTGCAACTCTGGAAGATTCTTCTACTTCAAGTCCAAATTGTTTTAAAGTTCCGACAGTGGCTATTGTGGCAAGATTCAATTCTGAACCTGTTGCTTCAGCAAGTTTAACAGTTCCCGCTAAAGCTCCCATTGATTCTTCAGCGTTTAGACCTGCTTGACCTAAAAGATATAATGCTTGGGCACTCTCTGTAGCTGTTTTCGAGGTAGTTCTACCCATATCGAGAGCAGCTGATCTTAATTTTATCATATCCTCAGTAGTAGCGTCTGTAACTGCTGCTACAGCACTCATTTGTTGCTCGAAATCCGCTGTTGTATTTATTACACTTGAGAAAGCATCATAAACTGCTTTTCCCATTGCTATGAAAGCGTTGGAAATATCTTTAATAATTTGAATCGCTGCACTGATTGTCAGCGTGAGTTGTGAAAAGGTGGAAAATAATGTTTTTACAAAACCAATGACTGAACTTATCGCATTTTTAAACGTGTTAAATACCGCTATCGCTGCATTGAAAGCTGAAGCAATTACACTCTTAATAAGATTAAATCCTGCCGAAGCTACACTTACAAAAGTTGAAACAACGGCAGAAGCAGCACTTAATGCAGCTTTTACAAGATTGATAGGATTAAGAAGTGTAAGAAATATTTTTGCAATTCCGATGAGAGGAGAGAAAGCCAACATAACAATATTAAGCGGACTTAACATTGAACCAAGACCAGATGTTATAGTCGTGATAGCAGAACCAGCTGACAATCCAGCTGCTTTAAAAGATTCTCCAAAAGAACCCATAAGTTTTTCAAGACCTCCTACTTCTTTTTCAGTGCCTTTTGTATCAAAATTAACATCAAATTTAGCTCCTGATTCTGTCGTAAGTTTTAAACTTTTGACAGAACCTTCAACCGTATTAATGATTTTTGTTGCTTCATCTACAGCTTTAATAATCATTTCAAAATTGTCAACTGCCATAATATTTCCCTCACTTCATGCTTTATTTCTTAGCTTGCTTTGCTCTATTGATTCGACTCTGTCTGTCTTTTCCCTTTTGTGCTTTTTTTGCTCCCTCTCTTTCTGCATTTAAATAAACTTTTGACATTTCGATAAACCATTTTGGCTGGTCTAATATTCCACCAGCTACTGGTAATGCATTAAAATTTCTACATAATGCCAAAAGCTCTAAAAAATTTTCATTTCGAGGGTCTATTTTAAGATTGGTCGGGGAAGTCTCACGCTCACGGTGGTAAGCATGAGACTTTCCGACCTCTATGAGTTTTTTAACTGGTCTTCTTTAGGAATATAAGAACAATCCTCAATAGCTTTATTTATCTCATCAAATATTGTCTGAGGAACGAGTTTCAATGTATCTTCATCAATAGGAAGAACTTTACCTTTATCATCTGCAAGATTCCAATTTTCCATACCCTTTATTACCCTGAGAATACTAAGTTTAACTTGGTCTATTTTGATATGCTCTGCCATTTCAATTTCTTCGCCCTTGCGTCTTTTTTCTGCAAGTTTTCCAATATCTACAAGTTTTGTTGAAACTTGGTTAGCTTCCATTTCGTCTCCTGCTGTTAAAGTTTTCACTTCAATTGTGAGATTGCCTTCTATTGTTTTAATTTCTACCACTTTTGTTTTCTTAAAAGAACTTAATTTAATTACTGACATTGTTGACCACTCCTATTTTGTTAAGAGAGGAGAACCGAAGTTCCCCTCTTGGTTATTGTGAATTTATTTAAATACTTGATTCAGAATTAATGAGAACCCATTCGTAAGCCATATCAAACTGAGAATCATAATTTGCAAAACCTTCAACTGAAAAAATCATTCTATCTCTGTTTGTTGGTAAATCTGGAACTTCATTTCTTACTCTTGGTGCAAAAAATTCAAGTGCATAATTTTTGCCTGTAGTTCCAATTTCAACACCCTGACATTTTCCATAATCAATCTGCAAAAAGAAAAATGTTCCTTGGTCAACTTGATTATATTCAACCATGTCATTGAACTCAATTTCTCCTGAGAGTGATACAGTCTGAATAGTCGGTGTTAAATCTTTTACAGTGTCGTCACAACGAATTGTATAAACAGGGTCGAGAGCATTATCAATTCCTACTTCGATACTTTCATAATCAACATTAGCAACATGATTAATAATAACCTGTGCCTGTTTGAAAAGGAAAGGGTCAAGATTTGATAATACTAATGCAGGTGGAAATGTATGACCTGTAATTGTTCCATATTTTTCATCCTGACAGATAAGGTCAACGGAAGCCTGAAGGAAATCTTCAGAGTTCACTGTGAATGTAGCTGTATTTACTTTTGCTCCTGTATATTCAAAAAGTTCTATTCCACCCTCTGTATTCCAATACTGGAATGAAGGTATGTCAGTTGAACTCTGAATAATGTGAGAATAAACGCCAGCAACATCTTCCGCATAACTTACGATAAGCTCATCATCAGTTGCAGCTGCTACAACCAGAGTAACCACACCTGTTCCGTCAACAAGAGTATAATCTGTTGTGTCAACAAGAAGTCTCCATATGTTGGTTAATTTAGTGTAATACCACACTCTTTCGCTTGCACTCACTACAGTTGGATTAGCTACAGTAATTTCTGTCTGAGCTGCTATAAGTGTAAAATGTTCTCTCCAATGATAGCCATTAAGAGTTGTAACTTTTCCAGCTGAAAATTTCAGAAAATTTCCGAATCCATTTTCAGGTCCACCAATTACATTAATTGAACCTCCGACAGTCTTTCTTGTTCTGATATTTGCAGTCTTTACGAGATTTCCCGTAATAGTCTCAGGGTCAGAATATCCGTAATCAGGTCCGATACTATCATCAGAAACCTCAACACGTTTCATTCCCGGAGTTCCCGGAAAAACACCGTATGCTACTTCTTCAATAATCGCTGTTTTACTTGTAATACCTTGAACGCCCATAATAAAAACCTTCCTTTCTTTATTTTAAAATATATTTATAATTTCTTTCTTCTCAACATAAATTTGTATTGAATAGTTCTGAAACTTGTAATGTTATCTCACAAACTTTTGCAAATGGATTACCGTCATTATCAAGTATGTATCCATAAGTTTCTTGTATCACTTGACTAGTATATACTTTTCCATCAAGTTTAGGATTTTCCATAAGAATAGCTTCGATATTTTTTATTAAAGCATCAATCTCAAGTTGAGCATCCCAAACATCATTATAATCAGAAATTCCACATAATATTTTAAGAGGTGTGTTTCTCTGATTTTTTTTACCAAGAGAAACTACTTTAACCTCTGTTATTGGGTCAATAGAAAAAGTAATAAAAGGATAACAAGTAGGTTCATCTTCAACTGTTTTACTGAAAAATAGAACTTTTGTATTTGTTCCTATATCATTATTCAAACGAGGGTCTGCTTTAAATAAAGCATATGCTCCTTCAATTGCGTCACTTATCATCTTTCAAATCCTTCCATAATATATTCCTGAACCATATTAAGCATTTTTTTTCTATCAGATTGAGTCATATATAACATTTCCCTTGACGGAATAATTAAAAATCCAACTTCTAAATTTAACCAGAAATTAGCTTTAAACCATTTTTGCATCTTAGGAGTCACACGTATCAATGAACCAAAATGTTGTATCGCCCCAAGATTTTCTCCTGATTTTGTTTTAAGTCTACTTCCTATTGAAGCTTTTTTAGTATATGCTTTTGGTTTAAAAGAACCTTTTAATTTACCAGTAGCATTTAAAAGTGGTCCAGTATGAATTTTTAATCCTCTGCTTCTCTGTGCCATCAAATGAGTCATAGGAGAACGAGGACTCCACTTACCATAAGGTCCTTGTTGTCTGTCAAAGTGTCTATCAACTATTTCGGCAAGTTCCTTTGATATGTCATACATCACAGGAAACATATCATTAGTTTTAGCTTTAACTCTTGCTAACATATCCAAAAGAGCTTGAAGGTCGGGTGCATCAAAACTAATATTTAAAACTCCGACACTTGACCTACCTGACAAGGTTTTTTTAATTCTTCCTGTAGTTCCAGTTATATTAGGAAATACTGCTGCAAAGCCTGACATTTTCAAGTTCCTTCCAAAATTCTTCTTCTTGAGAAATCATTGCTTTTTCCATAACATGAAACTGGACGCAACGAGTATCCCATTCAATTTTAGTATCTTCGGGGAGGTCAACACAATATCCTGCGTCTTCACCCCATGTATGATATTTATATGAGCTTAAAGGAACTATTTTTCTATGTATTGAAAAACATGCACCTGTTACATCTACATCATAAATTTTATTAAGTTCGTAATTTATTTTATGTCTAATTATCCCTTTTTCAGTTTCTATTCCTACATTACAGTGACGATATAAAGGGTTAAAACCCATATCTGGATTGAGAAGGAAATCATTAATAACCATAGCACCTCTCATGCTAGGTTTTTCTCCATCAATCAATAAATTAACTGTTTCAGGATTTATTAATATATCACTGTCAATACTTATCATCCATTCAGCTTCTGTTCTTTCAGTAAATATTTTCATCATTAAATTTCTAAGGTCTGCAAGGTTTACATAAAGTTTACCTCTGTCACCAGTTGAAGCATTCGTATGACGACCAAGAGGGTCAGAACCATTAAGTCTTGATGATCCTGCTCCTATTGCATCTTCTTTAAAATCACTTTTTGCAATAATAATTTTGTTATAATCATTCTGAAATCTTTCAGCAAAAGCATGTAATATCATTTCTGATTTATCAATACTGTCGTTTAAAATAAAACATAATGTTAAATCTTTCTTAGAATAATTAAGGTCAAGTATTCTTTTTAAAAATTCAGGAAGAATCCATTCACAATTTCTAATTAAAGAACCAATAAATATATTCATTATTAAAACTTCCTTTTTCTTATATCACAGATTTTATTAGGGTCAACCCTTTGTTCTGTGAAAGCACCTTCATCAAATGTTGAAACGTAATTTTCTGTATTGCTCCAACCGAGGTCTGAATATGTTTCAGAGGAAGGGTCGTCTGTTATCTCAACATCAAAACCACCTTCATCATTCATGCCTACACCGGGTCTATATTTGCAAAATAAAATAGGAACAGCGTCTTTACGAGACACCATAGTTGTCAACATAGTAAGCATTTTGTCATACATTCTTGTAGCTGTGCTTGCACCAGCAGAAGTTTGTGCTTTTACTTCAAAAATCCATTCAATATAAAGTGCAGTTGCAAGTTTTTTTGATATTTGATTGACAATACTCGGAACATTATTATTTGTTCTGCCACAACACTGAAATGGAATGATATAAACTTTTCCTAAATATCCGTTTATTAAATCATCAGCTTCACGTATTTTATCTTTTATTGTGCATTCATCAATATCAAAATTTTTTCTAATACATCTTATTTCTGATATAACTTGTTCAACTTGACTATATGGCATGTTCCTCCTTATTAAATTGCTAAAAAAAATAGGGGAGACTCTGAGAGACCTCCCCTATTTCATGAGTCCGTTAATTAAAAACTTTAAAAGTTCTTAATAAGTTATCGCTTTAAAAGCAGCATTAGGATTAGTAATAACAGGAAGCATATTCTCCCCTGCCATTATCTTAACACCTTTAGGATCATTAAGCGGAATAGATTCAGACCAAGGACCAGCAGCATAACTACCAGGTGATGTTTCATTTTCAGCCGCAGCAACTTCCTCGAAAAGGAGAGTTCTGTCAGTATTGAACATGAAAACTTCGCCATCGCTTACCATATAAGACTGATTTCCATCTTCATCTTTATAATTTCCCTGATAAATTTCAAGCTGTGTTGCTTCGCCTGATGTTGATTGTAACCATTGTTTGAAACCTTCGAGTGGCATAATTTCTTTGTTATTGAAAAGGTCGCCAAATTTAACCACAGCAAGAATAGTATTCAAAGTGAATCTATTCATTACTATTTTATTAGGCAAGAATCCTGCATCTTTTTCGTAAAGTGCAAGCCAATCTTCAATATTTTTCAAAGGATTAGCAGTTGAAGGTGCATCCCATTTGTCTCCACCTGTGAGAGTAGGTAAATGAGTATCTGGAATATTAAAATCAATGGTGTATATGAGTTTAGTTTTAGAGGAATTATAAGAGATAGAACCACTTAAAGCTTCCCATAAAAGCATTTCTTTAGTGCAAAGCATTCTTTCTGCAAGAATACCTGCAACCCATTCATTAAGTCCATTTCCCCAACGAGTTTCATCTGCTCCACCCGGAGCTCTCATGTCAATTTTGTCATGGTCATAAATACAGTGGTGTATTCTCATTGAAGTAGGAACTACGCCATACTGTTTAATATCTTCAAGACCAACTGGAACAGAAGGAGCTTTCGGATTTGTAAGAGGAACAGCACTAACTGAACCTACCAAAAATTCATATCTTACTTTGAACTGATTGTCACGTCTCTTGCGAGAACCATCAAACCATATAAGACCTTTTCGTATATCTGATATACGGAGGTCGATAAGTTCACGGATAAGTTCTGTATCTAAAAGTTTTAAAAGCTTGCTTGGTGTTGCCATTATTCATCTACCTCCTAAACGAATTTGATCTGTGGCATAGCCGCTTTAGCAGCACTGTCCAAATCAACACATGAGCTTTCGTAAGCTGTTCCCATTACACCTATAATAGCTGCTACATTCTGAGGAGTTGAACCAATAGCATCCTCACGGATTTCTTCATCAAGCAGTCCATAGGCAGTTCCATACGTCAAATCTCCATTAACATAAGGAGATGCGAGATTACTTGCGGAATCATAAGCCATAACAGTTCCTTTTTCAATAGGAAAAGATGAAACAGAACTTGCGTCAATCGTGATGTTTTCTCTTACAGGAAGAGTATCATCTTCGAATGACCATAATATCTTTTCAATACCGGCTGAATTAATTTCACGATACTGTGGTAATTTACTCATTGTATAAAACCTCCATTCATAAAAATTTTTAAAATAAATATCCTAATTAACTGAATAATTTCAATTAATCAACTTTTTTATAGTTCTTTTTGTCCTGAGCTGCAATTTCAAGAGCTCGTTCTTTAGCACTTACAGGTGCTTCTTTTTCGTTGAACGGTTCTTCAGCAGTTTCAGAAAAGTTTACCTGTTTAGGCATACCATTCACAATATCATTGAGTAGTTCAAAATTTGATTTTTCAACATTTTCCACTTCACCAGCTTCATTCTCGCGACTGAAATTGATTTTTGAAGATACCTTTGTTGAACTTTTCAAAAGTGCTTTAAACTCTTCAACTTGACGTGGTAATACTTTTCCTTCTTTTACCCATCCACCAACAAGGTTATCAATCTGAGAATTTTCGTTGATTTCTTTTGTAACTTCACTTTCTTTTGCAAGTTCCATTACAGTTGCATTGAGTTTAGAATTTTCAGATTCTTTACCTCTGAGTTCTTCTTTAGTTGTGTTAAGTTCGTCTGTTGTTGTCTGAAGTTTTGTATTAACTTCTTCAAACTTAGCAGAAAATTTAGCTTCAACAGCATCCGTAGCCTTATCAATAGCTTCTTTCATCATTTTTTCATCCATGTTAAATTCCTCCCTTTCTTTATTTTCTTTATTAAAATCTTCTGATGAGTTATCCTTATTTTCGGATTCCTCATCTTTTTTAATATCTTCATTTATAATTTCAGGAATTTCTGGTATTTTATATCCATGCTTAGAAAGATTTTTTGAAATCCACTTAAGAGACCTCATGTCATCAATCATTTTAAAAATTCCCCAAAAATCATTGAAGTTTTTCTGCATATCGTAACCTGAAATAATTTCAAAATGTCCGTCTAGTTCAATTTTATATTCTTCAATTTTTGTTTCATCTTCATCTAATGAATCAAGAATCTTAACAATTCTATCAGCAGATGTATAAAATTCTTTCTGCTTTGCTTCTTCATCAATTTCTTCTTTATCTTCTTCAGTTTCAGAATCAACACCTATAACACCTGAATTAAACTCATCTTTATTTTCATCATCTGAATTTTCAGTATTATCCTGAGTATCTGAATTTTCGCCTGAATTTTCATCGGGTTGTGTATTTGTATCTGGAATATTTTCTATTGATGTATTTCCTTCAGTTTTATCTTCAAGTTTATCTGTTTCTTCTTTAAAATCATGTCCAAAAGATAATGAATAACTTTTCACTTTTGAAAAATCTAGCGAAGAATTTTCGAGAGTAAAAAGTGAATCAAGATTATTGAGGTCTGGAACAGCTGGCATTTCTTCGCCAAGAAAAGCAACTCCTGTGAGGACTATACCAAGTTCTCTACCCATTGCATCTTCAAAACCCCAGTCAACGTCGATTAATAATTCACTTGACTTTGTAAGATACTGTTTTCTCTGTATTGCTTTTGCCACTACTATTGGAACATCTGTAAAATCTGCAATGAGATATGGTCCATTACGTTTTACGTCTTTAACCCATCCAACTGCCGGATAACCGTTACGAGTTCCATAGTTCTCTTCACCATGTCC